GATCACAGCAACCATGTGTGGCCTGTATGTAGACTGCTACGTTTTCACTGCCTGTGGCTTTCATAATTTCACGAGCGATATCGTTAGCTAATTCTTCTTGTAGTGTGCCACGACGACTGCACCATTGAGCAATACGAGTATACTTACTAAGCCCAATAAGTTTCTGTGCGGCAATGATACCAATATATGCTACACCAGCCACAGGCTGATGATGGTGACTACACATACTGCGAAGCTCACTGCGAACAACCAACATACCTTCATAACGATCCTCACTATCATTTGGAAAAGCTGTAGCATCTGGTGCTGGATCATAACGTCCTGCCATGATCTCATTGAAGTACATCTTAGCAAGACGTCTTGCTGTGCCGTGACTGTTGGGATCGTTCTCACGATCAATTAACAAAGTATCTAGCACTGCTTCAAATGCTTCAGTTGCTTCGTCGATTAATTGCTCTTTAACTTCGTCTGTGATGTATTCTGAGATGTTATCACCTGCCCAGAAACGTTTGTTGTCTTTCTTTAGATTACTGCGAATTGATTCGCTTACGCGATATTTTGTCATTTAATTACTCCGATGTTAACCCAGTGGATTGGGATATACTAATAGTATATAGGTTTATTTAAGTCGTGTCAAACAATATTATAATTATTTTTCCAAACTTCTATAGTTTTAAGTAGACCTTCTGTGTAGCTAACCTTTGGAGTCCACTTAGTTAAGTTTGTGAGTTTGTTGCTATTACTGTTTAAAAGATAAATTTCACCGTGACGTTTTGGTTTCGTATTCCAATTAATAGTACCATTCCATCCTAGTAATTTAGCAATATTTTCTGCGTGTTGTTTAATGGTAACTGGATAGTCTGGGCCGATGGTAAATGTATTATTTTTACACTTGTCTCTGTTAGTGATTACAGTTTCCCATGCATCTAATAGATCATCTACGTAAATGAAATTTCTATAAGGTTCGGCATATCCTAAATTACACACATCAGAATTTAATAACATCTGTGTAATAATTTGTTCAGTTACAAAGAAATTATTATCTTTACGACCATACGCATTAGTTTGTCGGATAATTGCATATTCAAGATTGTGTGCTCGATGCGCATATTCTAGATATTTTTCACAGGCTAGTTTTGCTACAGCATATGGTGCGTTAGGATTCGGTACAGTGGATTCATTAAATGCAGGAATTTGGTCAGGAGCATTATTTGATTTTATTAAATCGCTAATAGGTTGCCATCCGTATACTTCCATAGTACTAGCAAACACAAAATATGGAATAGTTGGTAATGCTACAGCACTTTCGATTAGGTTTACAGTTCCGACGTAATTAACTTCGCTGAAAGTAGTTTGCTCATAAAAACTTTTTTCTACTTCTGTTCTGGCAGCTAAGTGAATTATAATGTCGGGAGCTACCGCAGCAACTTCCTGTTGTACAGCACTGTAATCTAGTAAATCACTAGCTAAGTGGTGCACTTCGGCTAAATTAGTTAATCTTGGAGTTAATGCTTGGCCAATAAAGCCTGAGCTACCTGTTAATAAAATTTTCATATAAAAATAATCTCTCTCAAATCTGGGTACTGTTTGTATTTAACCGTTTGGTCTACTGTGGGCAATAATTCTAAACCCCGTACAGCGTCTTCAATGGTAGGGCGATAGTGATAGCCCATACGAAATACCTTTTGATCTTGCCAAGGACTTATAGTTAAATCGCGCCCATCGTAGCGTTGTGCTAATAAGATTTTATATACCTGTGCGTCATCTAATAGGATAGCACCGCCGTGACCGATACTCAATGGCTTGTCGTGACCAAAACTCAAGCATTGTAGTTGACCTTTGCGGTACATGCCCACGCTTAACTTACGAGCACTATCCCAAATGCGTGTGCCAACAATTTGATATTCGCCTACCCAATCTGTGTCTTGGAATATGTAGGGTGTATCTAACTTACGTAGGGTCATTGGAACACTGATATATGTACGGGCGGGGATTTCTACACGTTTAGGAACTTCAAGACGCAGGCATAACTCAATGGCGTGAGTGCAGCAATCAGTCATAACCACATAAGGCGCGCCTGTAAATGCTCCCAATGCCTGTTCAAATTCTTTTATTTTATTAAAATTATTCAATTTTTTCTATCCTATTTCTAAGTAATCCTTTGCGTCGCCATTTAAAAAGAATGTTTATGTTAAAATTGTTAATATCTTTTTCTGATAATTTTGCAATAATTTTATAGTCTGTATGCCCTATGTTATTTAAGACTACATCATAATTGCAGGAAATATTAATTGGATAACTGGAATCCTTATCAAAAATAAATAGTTTTTGTAAATTTATAATGTTGGCGTCATATACGTCCAACGATAGCAGTAACGTTTCTATTTCATCGAATATTTCTTGTTTGTTTTGATAAATTTCTAACATCGCATAGTATATAGTCATATAATTTCCTGCGTCACCTTGCCCAGTGTATAGAAAAGTTGAGATTTTTTTTCTAATAGTGTTATAAATTTCGTTTAATTTTTTATTTTTCTTTACACTAGATAAAAAAGCATCGTAAAATATTCTATAGTTAATATTGTGTTTGCGTCGAAGATATCTACTAATTATCTGCGTATATCCTTGAATATGAAAATTTACAATCATCCACCCATATAGATAAGAATCGATCATATCTTCGGTAGACATTGTATTAGTAGAATTTACTATATTAACAAGCTCGTCTACTGGATCATCGGCGGAATCTAGTAGCCCAAACCCGTTTACAGAAGCTACAGTTGTAATACCATATTGTAATTTACTCTGCATCGTTGCCAATTCGCTATTAACTATAGTATTAGTAAACCAAATGTCAATTTGTTGGTGTTGGCCTAATTCTAATAGTTCACATAGCCCATTGATAAATGAATCCTTTGTTTCGAGGGGCAATCCCAAGATAACCTCAGTATACGAATTAATTTGGTTATCTGCGCAAAGTTTAAATATTTTTTCTAAATCATTAACTCCTAGGTTGCTACGTTTGATAGCTTCCAATGTAGGTTTGTGTAGACTTTGGACACTAACTGTAAATCCTCTGTTTAAATTACCGAGAACTTTTAAAATTTTAAAACTTTCTTCATTATTATTTTTATTAAAAGTTGCATTAAAAAACTCTAAACTATTATTTTCTTTTCCATATTTAGAAACCATTCTAGCAATTTCAAGATCTCGATCTTTAAAAATCCCAAAATTTGCGTCAGCACAGTAAATATAACTAACTGGATTTTTTGACATCCAAATAATATCTTTTTCAACTCGGGTTAGTGGAAATTTTCTAATTTTGCTATAAGTCAGACTTCCCCAGTCACAGAACGTACAACTAAAAGGACAACCTCGATTTGTTTCCAAAGTTGCTGCCCATTTAACATTAGGGTATTTCTCAATCAACTGATCAAAAATTCCAGATTCGTACGGACTTGGGTAGTCTAACTCTTCAACTCGACTTTTTTCATACATCTTAGGAATCTGTTCATTAGACAGTACTCTACGCAAAATATCCAAAAAGCTGTATTCGCCTTCAGCTAATGTTATAGAATCGACGAAATTATATTTTAAAAAACTAACAGATACTTCGGGTCCGCCAAACACAATAACACAGTCCGGCCAACGTTTTTTAATTAACTCAGCTAACTTTAAGTTAAAGTTTTTATTCCATTGGTAGCAACTAAATCCAACAATACATGGATCACTTATATCTTTAAGAATAATGTCGTGATGATCTCGGTTGAATATTAATCCGGCTAGGGAATAATTTTTCTTAATATCATCAAATTGCGTGCAATAACTCCATATACATCCTACGCTGTAAGGCAACCAATAATTCTTATCATCTCCAGTATTAACTGGATACTGAGGTTGAGCAAGGTATACATTTTTTTTTATACTATTCATTTAAGTAAACCTTTGTACTACTCCAACATTAAATTATTTGATATTCTCTAACAGTGCTGTTGCACTAAAGAAACCGTCATGTAGACTTTCTGCTTGTTGTTGTATTTTTGGTATGAGATTATCGTAGTTTTCTATATGATTTTTAATCAATGCTATTAGTTCTTGTTTGTGTTCTAAGTAACTGTCAAATGATTCAGTCCAAGAACTTGGATATTTCCATACTTCTGCAAACATTTCACTGTAGCTTAGTCTATCTGGTACTAACGGAATAGCACCAAGTAATGCACCTTCATAGCAACTAATGCCAAGAGTTTCCTGTAGGTTAGCTGAGAATATCATCTTGCTTTGGCCTAGTAAACGATGATACTGATCTTTAGTCAGCTGTTGATCCTGGCAGACTATCCACTCGTATTGTGGTAATGTTTGAGCTAGATCACGGAATATTTCTACCTGCTTCTCTGGTGCTATGCGATGTGGGAATAAGATCAGGTCACGTTTAGTTAGGTCTTTATACGGTGCTAGTATTTCTGGCATATATTCCATAGGCCATCCTGTGCGTACTATCTTATTATCATATCTCAACAGGGCTATTTCAGAGCTGTATTCGTTCAGGAGATTCTTGAGGAACATGTGTATGTGGAAATCAGTGGCAAAGTAATTATGATCTACTGCTTCGAAGAAAGCCATTTCACTGTGTCTGACCCAAGGTGCATTACCTATGAGACGTCCTAAGAAGTCCTGCGGATCATAACTACCAGCGTGCCATAGTGCGTGAATCTTTACAGGAATTCCCAAAAGCTCTGACATATATTTAAGATTAATGATACCAGGATGCCAAGCATCAGTAAAAATGAAATGATCTCCAGCGTGAACCTTACCATCCGTAAACAGGCGCCCAATTTGCCCGACTTGATCAGCTTTGTAAATATTTGTGCCACCAAAGTTGAGAAAAGCACCTGGGGTAGTAGCTTGAGGAATATCGGTAGGGCCTTGAATAACCACAACATCATGTCCTGCATTCTTTAATAGATCAGGTACATGTGATTTCCACTGCCCTGTGTATCGAGATTCAACTGCTTCTAGATCAACTAGAAATATAGTCATTATTGACCTCTGCGATGGTAGTGTGAAGTTTGCCCATTACGCTGTTGCCATTGTTGGCGTTTCTTACGACGTTCCTGCCATTCTTTATATTCTGGCGATCTATATAGATCGGCCTCATCATACTTGATCATGCGAAAACGACAGTAGTTTAACCATGCATCTAAGTCGTTAAAAATTTGGCGTACTTCAGCCTTCATTGGGTACCTGCGATTGTCTTGTGCCATTTAAATCTCCTATACAGACACAGATTGATAGGGGCGAGTATGATTATACTCAACGTAACACCCATTCTCGCCATCTTCACTTACTTCGATATGAACATCACGATTGGGATACTTGCTGGCGATCTGATCGTATAAGTCATCAGCGATCATTTCACAACTCTTATAATTTAATTCTAGTATGCCACTGTAAAGACTTTCACACCAGCGTTTGAACTGTATGAATTCGAGTTCTCTATCATCATGGTATACATTAATACTTATCCTAAAATGGAACATATGGCGATGTGGATGTGCTAGGAAACTAACATCAGCTAGTTTAGGATCTGAAGCGGCCGCTGGAAAAGCATGGATACCTTCTTTCTGGAAAGTAACCCAGATTTTCTTCTGTGCAGATTTTTTGATCCGTTCTATACGTTCACGTTCTTCTAATATCATTTTATCACCTTGTCATTACCATACTGGTCCCAGTCAGTAAAGGTATCTGTTGTTGTTAAATCTCGTAGGCGGTGGCACCAAACACCTGGGTTTGAATGCTCAAAATCTAAGTCATCTAACTTAATTGTAGCATTATATCCTAGCTGTGTCAAGTATGGTAGTTTAACCGAAACTTGCGGAATGAAACGTCTATGTCCGATAAACATACATTCTAATACACCCTGCACCGCACTGACGTCAAAGTCCAAAGTACACCAAAAGTCTGCTTCCAAACAAGCATCAATCATACGTTCCCATGGACGCCAAGCATCTGCATCATCTGTTTCTAGTGCAGGGAAACTTTGATTAGCACCAAAGTAGATATGACGACAGTCGTGTAGCTCTGCTAGGCTGATGATTTCTTCTGCTTTTTGCACACCTACCACAAACAGTGTACGCATGCCAAATGCAGGTGTCTGTTCAATCTCATCACCTACGAAGTAAGTTACCGCTTCTTGTGTACCTGACGTATAGTCACGCTTCATAGGTATTCTGCCAGTTGTTTTTCAATTTGAGTGATTTCACGTTTAACACCTAGTTTTTCATGTTTGATCTTACCAAGATGTTCATCGTCGAGATAGTGGGTATAACCATCTTTAATTTTCTTTTCTAATTCTGCGTGGCGTTCTTCTAGATGTTTAAGATGGTGTTCTAGTTTTTCTTTATTTATATTACTCTCCTAGTTCAGTTTCTAAGTTATCTAAATTAGCTTCATCTAATCCGCTGTCATCTACGTGATGCTCTTCTGGTTCTTCGCTTTCAAATAAGTTATTAAACATAGTTGACGCATTGACAGTTTTCTTACCAGTAGCACCACGTGTGCCAATAATGCTCATCCAAAATTTGCTAAAATCTTCAATAACTGCAAGTGCTGCGCCTTTGTCACTGGTGCTGAAAATAGCGTCAACGATATCACGGAAGTAAACACGATCAAATGTTTCTTGTACTAACATCTTAGGAGTTACACCTAGATCATATTGACGGTTAGCTTCTTGCACTGCTGTCAAGTGGCTCCAAACATTATGCCCCATCTGGATGGCATAACTGAAACTGTCCCACGATGTGCGCCCTTCTTTACCTATCTTATTTAGGTCGCCCGGCTTGTATATACAGATATTCTTGATAGTACAACGTTGGCTCACTGGACTGTCTGTGAAGTTCTCAAATACTTTGTCCTGCAATACTGCATCACGGAATCTGCGTGTGTCTGTAGCATATTTCTTATCGTCGACACTAGGTACCATACGATAGACCCATTTTTCTCTATCAGTGATTTCAGTTTGGATATAGATCTGTCCGTTAGCACTGGCCAAGAATGGACTTGCACAGTCAAAGCTGATAGTAAAGTTTTCGTTATGATACTTACGAACGGCACGCTGGATGTCTGTTAATAAACATGCCCATTCAAGTTTACTTGTGCCCAAGAAGTGCATCCAATCATGCAGACCTTTTTCAAGCAAACCATCAAAGCGTAGCTCAACTAATCTGCGTAAGACTAAGTGTACATCACACATGTTCTGTCCACCCATAGCCCAGCCTTCGAATGGTTGTGCATATTGTTTAGGATCACAGTATTTCTTCATGCGATCATACCAATCGTCTGCGTCTGCATGATTCTCGCCTTGTAGCACGTTTAAGAATTTACACGCACCTGTACGATTCTTCATGAAGTAATCATTGTTGATGTAGGTACCCTGTACTGCTTCCATGTAGGTATTAATACCTGTGGCGGCACGCCCTGCCGGACTACGAGCTACCCATGCCGGAATATCAAGGATCATACCGCGATCCATGTAAGCATCCATCCAAGTAAGAACTAATTCACGTTTTTTCTGTGCTTTAGGGCATGCAGGATTCTTCCAATCGCCTTCCCAAACACCCTTACCAATCTGGAATCCACCACTATCACCTAAGATAAATGAACGACTGCGATCTCTGTTACGCACCATGTCTTCTTTGGGACTGTGTTTGTTTACATCGAGTTCAGCGTGACCTGCTGAATACAGTGCCCAATGATATGGGAAGTATGCAGCATCGGGATTAAGCCAGTTTAGCCCCTCAATACCGTTTTCAAAGTCTGCTGGAATACGTGCTGGATCTACATAGTTTGGATCATGCCTTTGTTTACCTACATAGGTAGCATAGAATCCACTCAATGCTGGTAAGAATACAGCATAGTCTTTCTGCTTGCTGGTTAAGTTATCAATTTCCATAATATTTTACCGAATTAATTAATTTGTAGTCGTTGGCGTAGTGTTTCTTTAATTTTAACACAAAGTTAGAATCGCTGTCAATGATTGCCTGATATTTAAGTTTCAATTGTTGTTTGTCTGTATTTAGGCTAGCGTTATATTGTATCATGTTGTCAACATCAACACAGTATCCAAATTCATCAAACCAACGTTTTAAGTTTGTTTTTAGATTGCCATTGACCATAATAAAATTAGTATTCTTAATTACAATATCTTGTAAAAAATAATCCTGTGTTTCTGTATGATCATCAAAGGTTATCTGTTGATAATCTATGTTTGACTGTTTACTATTAAATTCATATTCAGCCATTCCGCTGACCCAACGTTCAATGGGGTCACGCACTGCAACTAAGTATCTATTAGTTCTAATAGGCACGTCGCTGTGCATGAATTTTAAACTGGCTAATAAGCAGCCTTTGATAAAACTGCTGGCATTTTTAGGTACATGAACATAAGCGATATCCTGCTCATGATCAATCCAACACTCACCTAGAGTATGTCCTAGGTGTGCCCAACGATCCATTATTTGCTCTGTGCTGGTAAGATGAAGTTATACGTAGCTAGTCCTGAGTTAACAGTGATCTGTGCCGCACCTTCGTCGCTGATACTGAACTTCTTATCACCTGCTAGATTTAAGATACTTAACACAGCACCAACTGGCCATGACCAATTTTTGCTCAGTGTGCCTGTAACACCTGCTTGGAATACGAAATTACCTGCGTGACTACTATGATCGCCAAATGATAATTCTAAGTTACCATTGTTAGTCTTAGCAGTAAAGTTGGCTTCTTCTGCGTTAGCTGACGCTTGGAATTTAAGTCTTTGGATATTGGCAACACTGGGTTCGAATTCAACGTTCCAAGTAACTGCTCGCATCTTAACTGTTTTGAGTTTGTCGTTGACAATTTCTTGGCTCATAAAACGATAATCGTTCTTAAAGTCGCCGGCGGCATTTTCAAAATGTAGGCCTACTGCTACCTGTTCGCCATTGCGATCTTGTTTGGTTAACGTAATCTTAGCGTTGTCTTTGTATTCTGGAATACCTAAGATAGTGTTTAGTTTGCCCAAGTTCGGCATACCAAATGTACCAATAAACTCTGCCACTGGTCCATTTAGTTTAGCCTGTACAATAACACTACGGTCTTCTGCTAGTGCTTCAATATTGGTTTCGCTATCTGTGCCTGATATTTTAACTAGGTCAATAATACCTAAGCCATAAGTGTTTTTTACGATGTCTAATAGATGGTCTCTCATGTGTTTCTCCTTTGATAATTGATTATATATGATTTATTTAGATCTTGCAAGCTATTTGATATATTATTTTCTCCTGATCTCACCACTCGCCTGTGATATCTTTGATGTGGTTAAATCGCCGGGACGTTTTAGTTCTGCCCAACTAATGTGTGTAAAGAATGTATCTCCTGTTTCAATATCATGTAGTTCACAGATTTCATATCCAATCTCATCGCATAATTTTTTTAACCATCTTGAATTAGCATAGGCACAGGCTTTATTTTCTATCTGTAAACTAGTACCCAACATGTCACAATTACTATAGCTGAATATGAAACTTCCGCCGGGACGCAACAAACACCAAACCTCTCTTATGTATTTTTCTACTTTGCTTAAACTCAGATAATTTAAATAATCCCAACAGAAAACAAAACTAAATTGCTTCTGTGGTAATATTTTAAAATCTCTATCTATTATTTCATATAGTCTTAATCTATTTTTATAGATGTTAGTATAAGAATCTACCATTTCTTTTACTATGTGAATTATGCTGTGTGTTATATATAAAGGATCGGCAGCAACCATACAATCTATCCATTTTTTTGTTCTTGGACTAATATACAGTGCCGGATAACGGCAACTACAATACCTACCTACTCTGGATTCGATAATATTTTCTAATTCAGCAGACATTATTAGCTCACGACTAAAAGGTCCTTGGATACAGACTTCATCAAATAAATTGTGATATTCTTCAGTGCTGTAGATCGTATCGGACAATTGATCCATTTCTATCTCTAACAGCGATATTTTGTTACGAAATTCCGCGATGATTTCATTATTTTTTTGTTTTAAAAATAAATAATCATTTATTTTGGTATCATAATAAGTTATATGTTCTGGAAAAAGTTTTTTTGAATTTTGTAATCTATTTATACTACCTTCGATAAATTTGTCTATACAAAGATCATCTAATTGATTTTTTAGATAGTTTCTAAATTCTACTAAATCGTACAGTTTACCCATTATTCAAATGTAAATAGATTATCAAATGTTGTGGCGATCTGTGTGTTCTCTGCGATCTTCCAACCCAATACACCTAGTAGATTCTCTACCTTTTGATCTACGATACCAGTTTCCATGCTAGCATCATCAAACGGTAATTCCTTAAACCACGCAGGAATGTGTGTTTCATCTGTGGGATATCCGACACTGCTATATCCCAATGGATTGTCTTTTAACTTACACACCACAGTTTTCATACCATCAACGATACTCATACTGTATTGATCACCCATCATGCGTTTTAAGTTGTTCCAATTCATAGCCGCACGTACATGTCCTGGCATGTTGGCTTTACCTAGACGCTCTTCTTCTTTAGTGTATTTGGTCAAATTGTTTACACGTTTAGGAGTACCTTTTTCCCAAGCTGGACGCTCTGTAAAGATCAATTTGAAGTCACGCACTTTGTCAATGATTGCTTCACGACCCGTGCCTGTCAACACAGATAATAAGACGTCACTTAAGAAGTCTTGGATTACTTTTGGAGTATCTGATCGTTTCAAATCTAGGCCCATGGCTTTTACTTTACCTGGTGTGCCGTGTGTGTCCAATCGATGCCCTTCCATGTCATAGATCAATATAGCATAGCGTTTCTTTTTAATAAACAAACCTTTAAGCGATACACTTTCTCGCCCACCTTTGATCAGTTCACCTTGACGTCTAGGAGTATGGAATGCCTTTTCACAGAATGCTGGAAAACTTTCATTGACCTGATCAGCGATGCTGTCATACAAGCCTACTGCTATGTCTTTGCTCCATTCCATCTTACCTTCTTCTACGTCTTTCTTAACCATTGGGTAAGCACTAAAGTAACACGAGTCAGTATCACCATAGATGATCGCTTCACCAGTGTGATCATATACACCAGTGATACATTCATTGATATATGCATCCATATGACGAGCAATAGTTCTACCAGTTAAGGTAGTTGACTGTCCGATACGTTTGTCAAAGAATCTGCAACCTGGATTTAAGATAGCACCGTATAATGAGTTTAAGTTAATCTTTTTAACCAACTGACGCTTGTCCCAGAATGCTGTGTCTTCATCAGAGACAGCCTCTTTCTTTTTAACCTGCATGTCTTGACGTTCAGCATACCAACGTTCTAGTAGTCCCGGAATAACACCTTTACGTTCATTGTTAAAGATAGTACCATTAGCTGATAGGATCCACGGCTTGTTGCTGTCAAATATCAATCGCCAAACATCTGCGGCACTTAGGACATTACTGGAGCCATTGGCCCAATCGATAGTAATCTCAGTCCCAACTTCACCATTCATCACAGCGGTGTATTCTAATGATCCAAACAAGTTTTCCCATGCGTCTGCAAATGAGCTACCCGATGTTTGTTTTTCTTTGATATAGTGTTCGGTCATTGTCTGACGTAGTTGTCCGACGATGGTCTCTGGCCCCATGTTCAGCGCACGAATAGCACTCGGATACAGTGAGTTAATGTCAATGGCTCCAATGTAGTCATGCATGCCTGCTTTGGGAGTTGCCACATAAGCACCTGCTGCCTGTGTGTCAAACTGTTCATCACGGTTACGATTTGGCACAACCATACCAAGTTGATGTGCTTCATTGATGATGGCCTGCTCAGTAACTGCCACAGCACCCATGGTAGTTTGTAATAGCACAGTGTTGTCATGCGCCAACTCATTGGCAAGATCTAAAAAGCGTAGTTTAGTATCTAGTTTGTGTAACAGTGCCGTATCTTGGCGATTGTATTCGATAAACTTAGCAAAGTCTTTGTTGTATAATTGATCTAGTGTGCCTTCATACTGTGTTTTACTTTCGCCTAGTTCATATTCTGATATAGCATCTAAACTGTAACTATGACGCTCTTCATAGGTATATTTTCTATACAGTTGCATATAATCCATATGAACACGACCAATCAAATCAAATGTCATGTTACTAGCACCAAAGCGTTCAAACTCACGTTGCTTGGGGAACTGCCCCCATAAACAGAATCTGCGTGTGTCATCTTTGCTCAGCACACGATTGGTACGCTGTACCATGTACGGAATATCAAAACCCTCTGAGTTCCAACCTGATAATATATCAGCATCATCGATCAAATCTAAGAATGTTTTAAGTAGGTCTTCTTCACGTTCCATTAAGAAACAGTTGTCATAATTTTTAACTATTTCTTCTGCTGTTTCCCAACTCATGCTCTTAGGTGGGATAACCATGGTAACCAGTTTGTCTAGCCAATCTAGATACACTGATACCGCAGTAATAGGATTAAATGGGTCTTCTGGTTTACTAAACCCCCTGACAGGATCAAAGTCAACCTCAATGTCGAAGAACGCTGTTTGTAGTTTAGGCGACTTTTGTCCAAGATAGTTTTCTTCAAGACAACGGAACACGGGATTAATATCACTTTCCCAGATACGCTTACCTGAATTGATTTTAACTTCTTTGTGGAACTCTTTGCCTATGCGTGTGCTGAAACGTGACACTGGTGTGTCATAGATAGTGCGGAACTTACCGCGGGGATCATCATAGTAAAAAGTATAGTTAGCTGAAAACTCTTTATACTCTCTTTGTCCATTTACCCGCTCAACGATGTAAATGCGATCTTTTGTTCTATCGAACAATGCGTCTACGTAACTCATCTTTTTCCTTTTTGTGCGACTTCTAGCTCACACACACTCTTCATGCCCGGGTGGGCGTTTTATTAATTATACAGCAATCTTCCATAGCCCACAAGATCAACTAGAAAAATAGTTAAACTGGTCATGAACAAACCAAAACTTCCCCTACTTAGTGCTGAATACATGCTAATAGCCAAACAACAAAAGAATAGAGGATAAACGATTAAGAATGGTACATCCGGTACTGTAGCGGCAAATGTAACTACTACGATGATGTTTAGAAACCAATTAAAGACTTCTAAACATAACCTGACAGGATGACTGTACCAATCCTTTTTTATAAAGTCTACAGTCTTGTGCCAATCGATCAAACCGTGCGACCAACTGTTTCGAGAATATCTGTGACTGTTTCGTGATCAGCATTGGTTTCAGTTAGTTTTGATTTTTGAGCGATCTTAATCGCTTTTTTGAGCAAACTAGGTTTGATTTCTAATTCTTCTGCCACTGCTTTTACAGTATCATTCAATCCTGCGCTCAAATCTTC